TCTTATAATTAAAATATAATAAAGTACAAGTATCACGATTGAACATACTATTCTCGTAGAATTGTGCTACGTTGTAATAGTCATACCAAGCCTGACTGTATTGTGTAATTTCTTGTAAATCTTCTTTAGTCAAAGATTGGTCAATCTTCATTAACTCTGTAATTGGAAGTGTTTTAATTTCACCCCAATAAAAACAATCATCAAAAGTTGGTGACTCAGTATAACTATAAACAACATTAGCAGGGTCTACATATGAAACGTTTACACCCGAACCTAAAAGAAATTCGTGTTTTGCTATACCAATACCTATTACCGTTAAGTCGTAGTCTATTCTTTTTCTAGTATCTTGGTAATGGTTTTCATCAAAGATTGTATTAATAGCTTCTTCTTCAGCAATCTCAATAGCAGGTTTGTAATTTAACTGCATATAAAGCATTAACTCCTCATCTGATTTAGGTAAATCTTCAGGGGGCATAATGAATGGATTGACTCCTGTTTTTTGTTGAATAACTTCAAGTGGAGCTTTTGCTACCATTTGTCCTTCAACCATATCTTGGAATCTGCTTCTTTTTTGTTGCGACATTGCGTCTTGAGAATATGCCTTAACTTTAAATAGTCTATCTGACATACCATTAACTACAATATCTACAAACTTTGGAAGAATAGGAACAGGTGTCCAATCTAAATTTAGGTAAGATAAGTCACCATCAATTGCTAATTCATTTTTGTATTTTGCAATAGACTGTTCTCCACGAGCATACAATCTGAGTCTATGGAAATCTCTCCATTGATTATAAAATCTACAAGACCCGCCATCCTTTCTAAACCATTCATATTGAATAGCTTGTCCAACTTGAAGGCCAAATTTTTCTGTTGCTTTTTCGCTGTCTGTTGCTAACTGACTTGGGAATGAAGCAGATGTTATGTCTATTATCGTATCTTTCATTCAATTAATTGACTTGTATTTCCATCATTACTATATCTTGCAAAGTTAATGCTAATTTTTGATTCTTTTTTCTCCGGTATATATATATGTTTTTGATTAGCCATTATAGCTAATCCCGAGCTAATTGAAGCGTCAAACTTAGTTCTATCGTTTATATCAAATTTAGCCCAATCCTCTAATGTTCTTGTAAAAGGCATTGTACCTATTTCATCTGAATCCCTGTAGTTTCCTGCTAAGTCCATTCCTATGAACTTCTCTATATAAGATTCAATAGCAGACGCGTGTGATTGCTTTACATCTTCAGATGAGTTTGGTATACCACCAAGTTCACGTTCTGTCTTAGATAACTTATTGTATAACTTATCAGGTCTGTTTAAACAAAATCCTCTATATCCTCTATTTTTAAAATGATATAGTAGCCTTGGTTTATTGTTTTCTATTAGTATAGGCATACCGTAAAAAATACAAGCCATTAGTACTTCCTCAAAAAATATCTCCGCAGTTTGCGGTCTTGCAATATACTCTAAAAAAAATTCATTTACAGGAGCTTCATCCATATGGAATTTTGTCATGCCATGTAAAGAACCGTTTGACCCTCTACCACCTACTACAGCAGATATGTCATATGAGTCACATCCAAATGACCCTATATGTTCATTGCCGGGATGAGAAGTTCCATTTCTATTGTATACATTGTTCTGTATTGATTTGCTTGGAATCCAACTCACAGAGAATCTTCCCCTAGAGTCAGGTGTCCATATAACCTTTGAGTCTTGTATACCATCTCTCCAATGAAAGCTGCCACGAGTGGTATGGTGTTCCCTTATTGTTGAATCATTGTAATCAATTTGCTGATATATCTTTGTTAGATTAAATATAGATTGCTTACTTTCATCTCTAAAAGCGTGTGATTCTGTTCTTGGAAACTGACGATAAAATTCATTTAATGCGTCAGCATCACTCTTTAACGAATCAACTTCCGCCTCCCAATAGTCAATAGCACCATTCTTTATTAATACCTTATCTACTCCTATTATTGGTTCTTCAGGAGCATTAAATACAGGCATACCATATAAGTCAATGAATCCCTCCATATTCCATTCCATAGGAATGAACAATGAGTATAGTCCACTTTTAGTTTGTCCGTTTGCATTTCTATGTAGTACCGAAGAGTCTTCATAGATATCTTTAAAGTTACTACCACCTTTTGATAAAGCATTTGAGGTTGAACCCATCATGCACTTACCAATAATCTTAGAACCCAATCTAAGACAAGTTTTAGTTATTCGCCAATTTTCTTTAATGTTATTTGGTCGTAGCCATTTTCCACTCTCGTCATGAGCCAAGAACAATAACTTTTCTCCGTCATAAGAGTTATCTTCTGTATTCTTCCAATCTATTGATGTATCTAATCCTTCAATGCTATCTTCATCAGAATTATACATGTTCTTTTTTGTAATCTTTGATGCAGGTATACGGAAAGACAACTCAGTTTTTGGTTTGTCCATACCATCCATAATAGGCTTAAAGAAAAATGGAAGTCTACTATTAATTGGAACAACTTTGTCTGTAAACATTTTCTTAGCATCCGCTCCTGTTTTAGATAGTATTCCAACCCTTGAATCTCTTGCAAGAGTTCCAACATTAATACATTCAGAAGATGCCATAAAAGAAAATCCTGAACGTCTTATCTTTAGGTATATCATTCCAAATGACCTGTTGTCGGCACGACACGCTTCCCAATAAATCCAATATATTCTATTCGCTTCTCTAAAGTCAGGATATCCAACGTCAATACTTGCCCATTGTAAATACATATAATGAGAGCCTGTAATATACGTTGGCTCTCCATTGTTCATAAACCAAAAGCCACGCTCTCTATAATCAAATTCATTCTCAATGTAGTCTACCAATCTATCTTTAAATTGTGACGGCATTTCATTCCAATGGAAAATTGATTGTATCTTTGACAGCTCTCTTGGTAAGTCTTCTCTCTGCCAATACTGTTCAGATTTTTTATCGCTTCTTTTATATACCTTCTCGGGAACAGGAGGGAGTCCTATATTTAACCCTGATATATTTACTATTTGACCTACCTGTCCATTTTTAGATATAACAACTATGTCGTACTTGTCATCATAGCCATATATCCAAGACCTTGCCCTATTTTTATTGGACAGTATAGATGGTGATACAAAATCTTTTTGTATACTATATAAGTTATTTTGAACGTCTTTCCGCAAACCCTTGTTTAGTATCTGTTTTACTTATTCCCTTTTCTAAATGCTCAAGACTTTCTCTTTCTAGTTCTATTCTATTTAGTATCTCAAAGGCATCAAATATTGCTAACTTTTTTGTCATAGCAGCATTCTTTAATCTATCTGCAGCCAACTCATCATCAGAATCTTTTTTAATAATATTTTCTTCTGCTACTTTTATTAATTGCTCAACTGCCTTATGACCTGCTGCAATAATTTTTAGTTTTATTTCTTTTGTGTCCATTATATTTGTTTTAAGAATATAACCTGAATTAATCTAGCTGATTCTTCATCTCCAAAGTTCTCTAATATATTCCTTGAGTGTGGAGATTCCGAACTAAAAGCAATCATTCTATTGAACTTAGAGTACAAAACAAACAATGGGTTTTTATCTTCATCATATATTGTAGTGCCATCTTCATTTGGCTTCTCTTTATTTAAGTACAATATACAAGTTATATCTCCCATCATTTCATCTGTATGTATGAAATTGGGTTCTTCTTGATTTAATGGTGACTTTCTAACAAAGTTCCAATTAACTGCATATCCCGGAAAAGCTGAAAGCATATACTTTGCAAACTCGTCATCAGGACTTCTGAATTGAATATTCTTAAATTTATTTTTTCCTGCATCCTCAATATCCCTAAACTCATTGTTCTTTATTTGCTCAAGGTATTCGTTTGGATTTTCAATTACATTGTCTAAAGTTAATAAATGCATATTAATGGGGTGTAATCCATTATTTGGAAAATAAAATTGTCACCCCTGAACGGACAAAATAAAAGGAAAAAAATATGGATAGAATTAATTTTTTAATGCAAGGTTTAGATATTAATGTTGTGCAAGCATCTTTAATAAATGAACTTATTGCAGATATACCAAACGACAAATTAAAGGATTTTTTAGTTTTTAGAATGAAATTTATCGACCAATTTAAAAGCAAAGAGTTAATAACAAAAGATGCACTATATGAATATCAAAAATTAAAAATTGAACACAGATTAAAAAACGGTGAAAATGTTTTTGAAAAGATAGAAGATATGCAACAATATATTGAAACATACTACAAAGGAAAAGATATTGGTTACGGATTGGGTCAATATAAAGATTTTGTTATTGTGGCATTAGATAGGGATTGCAATTTATTAAACACATACTATGCACCAAATGGAAATTATTATAAATTAACTAGCACAGAAAAGCAAGTTGTGTATAATTTTTTATTTGAAAATCAACACAGAATTGGAAATATTAAACACATTCCATATTATGAAGATATAAAACAAATAGAAAATAAAAAAGATGATGATGCAAATTATATTTCACCAAAAGTTATGGAAATTTTAAAAAGGAGTTAAAATGTTAAATATGACACAAAAGCAATGG